TCAATTCACCTTCTTCTTCATCATTGTTACGCCAACTTCTTCAAAACCAATCCATTGATACATTCGTGTCACGGCTTCCGTTCTAACACCCGACGATATTCCTGCCAGGATATGTAAAGCATTGTGTGACTCTGCCCATGTTATATAGCGCTTCATCATCGCCATGCCATATTTCTTACTGCGATAATCCTCGTCAACATACAAAAGGAGAACCTTCGCAATCTTGTCATCAGCGAACCAAGGTTCTTCTAACATTGCAGCCAAAATAGCTACAATCTGTTCGCCATCATCTTCAACAAGGACTAAACCGTAGGGCTGCAATATTAAGTCAGCCATATAGTCAACGCCTCTTTCGAAGTTCATCTTCTTCGCTTGATACGGGAAACATTCTGCTCTTCCCTTCCAGAGCAGTTTTCCAATATTCTCTAAATCATGTATCGTTGCTTCGCGCATCAGTCATTCACCTGCATAAATGAATTCACGGAAAGAACGGTAAACGGTAAAGGCAAGACCTGCTTTATAGTTATCGTGTTTTCATCCGACCACCCCAATCCATTTACTTCCAGGTTTCCGGTAAATGGCTGAACTGCTTGGTCAGTCGACGTTCCGAATCTTCGATAGGGATAATCAACCCCATTCACCTGTCCGCCTATCGTGTCCTGAACTTTGACGATAATGCGTGAAATAAAGACATCCCTGTCCAGTGAGGTTCCCTCCGGTATATCTAACACTGGATGAAACATTTCTATTTCAGTGTCATAATGTAGACCCACTTTGTATTCACTTCCCGAATACAATAGCTCGACAGTTCCAGCCGATACAGTTCTTTGCGGATGGACCATGCCATCTATAACAATATCAACTGTTTTACCTTCAAGGTGATCCAACCCGGAAAGCTGATTGTCTATTGCTGAGTGTAATGTTATACAAGCATCCGAATGATATGCATTGTCATAGTTGAATGACTCGATATATCGCTTCGTGTTCCCATCAATTGTTCGTTTTACAACGAAATACGTTACATCGTTAACATTGCCGGGGATCGTTTTACACTCCTCGAACCATCCATCCGTTGTATGCTTTGCCCAACCGGTTTGGTCATACTCCCTTAGATGAGATAACGACAGTAGCGTCCCATCTTCCTGGATGAACCAGCCTATATAATCTGGAGTTTGTTGGAAGGTTGTGGCTTTAACACTGCCGTCTGTAATATGTTCCGCTAACACTGAGATATTCGGCGCAACATTCTGCTCATATTCGATGGCATAAGAGATGGCGCGAGCAATACGCTTACCTCGCTGAATAAAAATAACTTCATTACCCACTCGAATAGGCTTGGCAGAAGCGGCACCGTGGAAAGTCTGTGCCGATGCGGCGATGCTGGTGGGTGTTATACCAAGCCCTGCCCCACCTAGAATTGCGAATTCAGTGCCATACGAGAAAACTAATAACGAACGACTCGACATCAGATGAACGATTTCATCCGCTGAATCTGATACAAGCGTTATTTTGATTGCGTCCGCATCAAGGACTCCACGCGTCAGGTCGAGATAGCTTCCGGCTTTAGAACTCCAGAGCACCTGGGGGTCTTCAGATGTGCCCCCGAACCAAAGCCGTTGGTCGTGAACCGTTACAGTTTTAGGGTAGTTCCCGGTATGCCAAAGTGCTGTCATTGTCCCGGTAACAGAGCCTTCGACAGTCCACTTTTGCTCTTCGTCATCGGTATACACGCATTCCAAGGTCCAGGTTTCGGCCGGTGCGCCTGGGCGAATGTCTAACGCTGCGAGTTTCCCATCACCGTTATTCAACCCGTCATAAGCAATTGCAGACGTTGACGAGTTTATCGTTATCTTATCGCCGACTTCCCAAGGTCCGGGTCCTTGTATGATGCGAAAAGAGAGATAGTAGTTTTCGTAATCCGCATCAGTCTTCGCGTAATATTCGAAAGGTGCGGTTGTCAGCGTCCAGTTCGTGTCCGAATTGCCTTTTAGAATGCGTGGTGGATGGTTTGGATGCACCAGGATGAGCGATGCGCCAAGTTGTGTGAAGTCAATCTCATCTAACTCGGCAGCGGAATAAGGCGATGCAACCTCATAGCGTGTTGGTCCGTCGAGGATGAAGGCTCCATTTTTAATAAACTGGATTTTGTCATTATTGAATACGCAGATATATGAAACTGTGCGTGAAAATGTGTAAGGGATTAGTATTGCAGCCTCATCGGAATTCGAGACTTCATCAACATACGTTGTCCCAATCCTGCGACGTGCTCCACCGTGCATCAGCGGATACGCGTTGCGCATCTTTTTGACTCCATTTTTAACAGAGTCAACATCCGCTCGTGCGATTAGACGTGGGGAAAGTTCGCCTGACGTAAAGTCGGATTGAATACTATTTGCTCGCATCAGTAGCGCACCGTTGTCAATACGTGGTCATAGGGTGCGAACTGGTCTTCGATATCCTCACTTGCGTCGTGATACATGGCGATCTGTAGTGCATTTTCGTATTCACGAATGGCGAGTTTCTTCATCTCCCGGTCGTTTGTAACCGTGTATGCAAGGTCGGCTTTCAACTTCAGCATTAAGAGATTGGTGAAGGAATCATCGAAAAGGTTCGTATCGCTGACATCCGAGACATACTTGATTTGTAAATTCGTCTCATCAGTTAGAATGCGGTCGCCTTCGACTTTGTAATCTGCAGTTTTCAAAACGGTCAAGAGGCGGATGCAGTCGTTTGGAATTTGATATTGATAGTTGTATCGCGACTTAGGTGCAGTCGATAGTGGTGCAAGAATACCTGACCGCTTAATTGCGAAGTTCCAGGGATGGGAACGAAGCAGAGAACGTCTTGACAGGTTGTAAATTGTATTCGCAGCGATGGCGTGTTTCTGGCTCGATTGGAAAGAATCGATAGGTGTAGCTCCGAGTTGAACCAATGCGTTGTTTACGATTTCGACTGCTGACGCCATTTTCTTGCTCCAAAAATAAGGGGGAGTTATTAGCTCCCCCTGTATTTATAGTTTTACCGCTAGATGGCGGTTATTCTACTTACGCTTCTGAGCAAGGAATCGATACAACACCAAGTGGGTCGATAACTGCAGCACCGGCTGACATCATGGTCGTTACCAGATACAGAGCCTGATGAGGCACGTAGTTGATTTCAGTCGAAATGTCATAACCGATAGCGAGACCAATAGCGGACTTGTCGACCGCGAAGCAGGTGCGGGTGCCTGTGTCTTCAGGCAGACGGTTGCTCATAATCCAGGTGAAACCTAGAGCCGAAGCAATCTTGCCGTTGTTGACAGACGACAGGGCTGCATAATCGGCTGAGGTCAGATTTGTGATGTTAAGTGCATCGCGAACCTGACGAGCCCCTACGAATAAGAAACGCTCACCATCAGAATCGATGCCATTCAGAAGTTCTTGCGCTTCGAGAAACTTCGCGAATGTGAAGGCACCCGTAGTCGTTGCGATTTCAGTATTCGAGGCATCGATTGCCGTAACGATTAGGTCATCCATAGAACGAGCAATAGCAGCAGAGCCTGCTTCGACATACTCACGACGCATGTCGGAGTTTGCCTGGACTTTAGGCATGTCCAGCTTGTCGATAGGGATAGGCGCATACTGGTCAGTCAGCGATGCCTGAACGACAGAGTGCTGCGGTTCGATATAGGTCAGATCGCCATTGCGGGCTTTTGTATTAGCGGCAACTGCACCCAGCTTGTTAAAGTTATACGTGTCGCCACGAACGTTGTTTACAACACGAACGGCACGACGCAGGCGCTGATCGCGCTGTTGAAATGCATGTTTGACATCGGCAGACCACTGCTCGATAAAACTATTAGAAATTGTATTAGCCACGGTTGAATCCTCCATGTATTGGCTTGTTGATAAGTTGTTAATCCGTGTCCGAATCACCTGATTCGGGGGATGGACTTCCTACCTACAAGGTCCCAATCCATGGGAGTGTCTTCGTCTATGGCGGTTGTCTACGTTTATTTATTACAGAAAATAAAAAAGGCACCTAATTGGTGCCTTCTAACATTGCAGTATCGTTTACCTTCAGTCGCCAAACTTGGCTTTGTAATACGATTGAACCTTCTTTTGAACTTCTTCGTTGATCCAATAATCATCCCGATTACGTAGTTCGTTGATTTCATCTTCGCTCATACTGACAGCACCTGTATCTTGCTTCGTCTTGCTCGGCGTTGAATCTTCCGACAGTTCTTTCCCAATTGCTGACAGCAGTTTTAGGACATGCGGGTTGTTGCCTATCGCGTTGATATCAACATCCTGCGGTGCGTAGGTCTTGAATGCGCGGAAAGCGTCCTTTAGGTTTGCTTCGAAACTATCTCCCCACGCCTCTTTCAATTCGGATTCGGCTTTCTCCGGCGTATCCATCACTTGACCAGCTAAACGTTCCATTTCTTCCTGATACAAAGGCATCAAGTTCTTGAATTGCTCACTGGATAATCCCATATCCAGCAGTCGAGTTTTAACTTCACCCAGGCGTTCTTCATCAAATGGTATTTCTAACCCTTCGACCGAATATTCATCAACGCTCTTCGCCGCTGTTGGGCGAGTGCGGCGCATCATGTCAGATAATTCGTGATAACCTTTTGTAAGCGCGTCATAGTCGGGTTGACCATCTTTGAGATATTTCTCTGGGAAGGTATAGGTTGTTTCGGGGTTGGTTGCTTCAGCGTTAACGTCAGCCTGTTCCGCTGTCGCTAACATTGAAGCATTGCCCACTTCAGAGTTAGAAACAGCGGTATCGTTTGTTTCAACGGCGCTATTGTCTATTGTCATTGTTGTTCCTCATTTGGTAATTTTGCCTGAGCGCATCGCATTAGGATATACCTGATCACTTCTCTACGACCGGTGCGATACGCAGTTTCATACGGGTCGCCTTTTACATGTAAATCGCAGTCGTAAAACAGCGCAGATAATTCAGATAGTATCTTCTCGCCATCGGGTTCACGCTGGAATGTATTAAAATAGATCGAGTCATCAACCATTGGCTTGTTGTTCCATCATCATTTGTTGTTCGGCTTGTGCCTGTTTTGCTTGTTGTTCACGCAGGATGGCGACTTCTTCCGGCGAGCGCATAATATCGAACGGCACCCCGCCTAGTTCGGCCAGCTTGCGACTCGTCTTATCCGGGTCAATGGTATCGAGCATGCGTGGGAATAGTTGAGCACTCTGCGCAACACCGCCTAGGAATCGCTCTATCGCCGCTACTTCCTCAGTCTTTGCGGCTCGAACCATGGGGCTTGTATAAACTGGAACGAATCCAGTTTGACCAACAATCTCGGGAGCCTCGCCGAACTCCCCATCTCTGTAAGCAAGCCTGAAACAGCGGTCAAGTAGCGGATCAAGGAATTCTGCCTGCAGTCGTGCGTAAACTGGCCCTAATATTGCTCTTATAATCTGAGTCCGCGTAGAAACTTCAGTCGCCGATGCATAGTCTTTTTGGATAGGACTCAAATCATCCGCCATCATGACAGCGCGAATCTGCTGTTGTAGTCGCTGAATCTCTTGATAAGCAATTGTAAAGTTGCCAGCCGATGTCAGTGGTCTAATATTGTCAGGGTCAGCGGCAAAGATTACTTGGCGTGAACGAAGCTTTATTGTGTTGTTGTTTAAAATACCATCAGCTTTAGCAATAAAAACGCCAGAAATCGCCATTTCAGCGTTAGATAACATCATCTCGATAACCGAGTTCAACGTCTTGATGTCTGGCAAGGCATCACTCAGCGGCCCAAGGGCATACTCCGTCCTTGGTATGACGGACCATCGTGGAATGATGACAGGGAATTCTTCAAAACCCGAAGTCTTTACAATCTGACCCGTCGATGCACAAACGTAAATAGATTCCCAAGGCATCGTCTTATTCGCTTTACCCTGCATCTGCCTGCCATTGCGCATACGCGGACGAATGGCATGGATGAATGGGAACTTCTTGGAAGGCTTCTCCTTGAGTGCTTCCTTCACTTGGTCAGGCAGTGAATCAAACAGCGCAGCGGCTTGCGTTGCCTTCAGCATTAGCGGGCGATACACCGTATCAATGCGACCGGTCCCGAGCGTATCCGCGACATACAAGTCCTCAAGGTGCCATTGCTCAAATACGAAGGGACCACCTGGGCGCTTCGTCACGTAGAGCGCAGACATTCCAGCAATGGCAATGTCCTGGAAGAATTCCAGTGCCGTTCCGTTGTAGTTTGACGTATGAATCAGACTGAATAGTTTTTGTCCAGACTGCGACAGCCATTCTTTAGTTTCCAAATCTATCGCATCAATTGGATATCCAGGAATGGTAAAGTCAAACCATTGATTCGAGGCTGGCGTTAAGGCGGAAACTATCGACGCAGAAAGTAAGTTGACAGCATCTATCGCTGTTGAATCGTAAATCTCGGCTTGATCCGCATTCGCCCCGGTAACCATTGTATAATCGCCATCGAAATATCCCTGATTGCGAAGAAGACGCTGACCTCGATGGGGCTTGGTATACTTATATGCATCCTTCCAGTTCGTCTCTAACTCATGACGAACTGACTGCATCTCTTTGAAGGTTGATATGACCTCCTGTCCTTTATCAATATCCTTTTGCATTATTACTACCTTGCGTGTCTGCCTTCGTTATGAGCAAATCACCCTTCGTTTGTTTTTGTTGAATCTGATAGATCGTCTTCGGCAGCATCGTCTTATTACGATAACGCTGCTGTGCCTGTCGATGGTCTTTCTGTTTTGCTCCAGTGTTTGTCAACTGCTCTTTACGCTCACGGATTTGCGCTGCTTCCATCGTTTCAGGCGTAGGAATAACCGCTTCCTGCAGTGCTGGAGACAGCCTCGACATCAGTTCCACGTAATAATCAGCAATTAACTTCATAGGACAGCTTCTTCATCCTCACGTCCTAACAATGACTTTCGTAACTTCGACGCAGCCCTGTCTCGCTCAGCTTGAAACTCTTTCGCCTTCGAAGTCTTCAGTGCCTCCTGCTTTTCAACCTCTTCCTGCTTAGCACGCAGACGCTCTTCCTCGCGAATTCGCATTGCTTCCATTTCAGAGGCAGATGGTCCGCCTCCGCCTAAGATCCCGCCCATTATTCATCCTCCAATTGTCCGAGCAGGGAAGCCCGTCTTCCTCGCTCAATCTTTTGTTTTTCTGCTAATGCCGCCGATTTCTCCATGCGCTCTTTCGCATATTCATCGGCGACTTCCTTAGCAATCTTTTCTTGCCAAGGCTTGTAATCCTTTTTCGCCTTCCAGCCGGGTTTCGTATTCTCCAATCCCCGGTTTGCGTCCCAGGCATCCAGCTCACCCTTCGTCACAACACCCCGCTCCCACCAGAGCAATCGGCGCGAAATCTCGTTGATAGCCTGCCTGTAAAACGATGCAGGCTCAAAATCATTCCCTACCATTGAACGGGCTTTACCACCCTGCGCTGATCGACGATCCTCCCGAATAGCACCCTGTAATAATGTCTGTTGCCGAGCTAACTGGTTCGTCAATCCACGCTGCGTGTTATTCCACTTGCGCTCAGTCGGCGTTGTGTCAGGATTTCGTTGCTTGAAGCTTGCCATGCGGGGGTTTCCTCGGTGGTTTTGCCTTAACAGGCTCTTTTTGTAATTCAGTTTTCGAGTTTTCGACTAATTGGCCAAGCAATTCGACAACTTTCTCTAAATTTGATAACAGTTTTTCGGTATCTTTGTGATGCATAGACTTATTTATGCGAGGAGATAATAAAAATCCGCAGAAAGGGGGATGGAAGCTTCCGTGTTAGAAAGAACGGAGAGGAGTTAAAAAACTAACACGGAAGTCCCAAAGCGTTCAGTTTTCGACATCCAGTCCGGTAACTGAAAACCTCGCCGGGTGCAACCTTCCCGACACCACCTTTCCGCAGGCGTGGCAACCTCTAACACGGGTATTTATGATGAAAAACATCACCACGTGCGGTTCGTAAGTATTTGATTTTGGGGGGTGCGGGAAATGGCAGGAAAGGATACTAAAATGGGGGTTTGGTGGCAGGCAGTGTTAGTCTGATTGCCGCAATGTTAGACAGCAATTTTAAAATGATACGCATCTGTCGTGGGAAATATCGATACTCTCGCGTGCGCGCGTTTTTAAACCCGCGTGATGAACCCTGCCGCTGTGCGAATTTAGGTAAATTCTTGCAACAATTTTACCCGGAATCCAGCCAGAATTGTATAAAGGCACCAGAATCGGTGGGAAATTTAACTAAAACTGCAGCATAACAATATTAAATTAACTCCAATATTAACCCGCTTATGCCAGCAGAATCCTTGAATGTATCCACTTGTATCCACCATTGCCGCTAAGCCCTTGAATACATTGGCATGGGTTCGAACGGTATAGTCGAACCCCGTCCTAACACTGCAGTTATACACACGCTGGCATCATCACCTGTTTACATTCGGCACTATCGTTAACACTGCAGTTTTAATAATGGTGGCGATGGTGCGAGCAATAGTTAAAGGTATCGCAATGTTAGTGGGCACTATCGCGAAAAGGCTTGATATTGCGTATAAGTGTCGCATTTTTACCACCACTACAGTGTTAGTGTCTCGTTTTTACCACAGCCCTGTGGTCTTTTTAGTATAATCGTCCTAAAAATGGAAAACTTTCTGCCTGTTGTCCTGTTCGTTCTCTATTCGTTCTCCATCTGGATACATTAAGCTTAATCCATGTTATGAAATAAGCCAAACATTAGGCTTGTCGCTTGTTATTTGTCTTGTTATACTTCCCTCATGGTCGCAGCAACGACCTAAAGCGGGAAGGGAGTAGCAGCAACTACTCCCAACCCTTCCAAAGCATCGACTGAATAGGAGTCGAAACCATGGCAAAGTTAATTCTAGCGGATGAGTCCATCCAATACGAGATTGGCACCGAATACCTGTCCGCCATCATCAATGGTGATAACAGCGCACTGACCGACGACGAAGACCAGCAACTCGACGCGTTCCTTAACCGTGTTGGTCACGGTGTTTGGACAGTCCTGGACGAGTCCGAGCATTGGGCACATTGCGAAGTGTCAGGCGTGTTCGGCGACTGTTCACTGCTCGACTTTACCCCTTACATTGATGGGGGTGCAGCATGAACCTTTACGACGAAATCACCGCGAAGATTATCGACGCAATTGAAGCAGGCACGGCACCTTGGCAATGCCCCTGGAATCGCGACGGTGACAACGATATGCCGAGCAATCACCAAAGCGGTAACGAGTATCACGGTATCAATGTCCTTGTCCTTTGGATGTCCCAACACTTCGGCGGCTACTCGTCCTCTCGCTGGTTGACCTACAAGCAAGCACAAGCAATGGGCGGTCAGGTTCGCAAGGGCAGTAAGGGAACGAAAATCATCTACTACCAGCCGCTTGAAATCGAAAAGGACAACGGCGACACGGAAACCATTCCAATGTTGAAAGGATATACCGTGTTCAACCTGGACCAGATTGACGGGATTGAACGTCCTGACACTACAGTTTTAGGTGAGGGATTCGACCCCATCGCCATCGCAGAAGAGGTTATGCAATCAACGGGAATCAGTATCAGCGAAGGAGGAACGCGTGCCTATTACCGACCGTCGACCGATGAAATCCAAATGCCTGACCGTGAACGGTTCAGCGTTGCCGAAGACTTCTACGCCACGGCATTGCACGAGATTACCCACGCAACCAAGCATGCCAGTCGTTGCGACCGTCCTACCTACAAAGCCAAGGACGCTGACAGCCAAACCGCTTACGCGTTCGAGGAATTGGTTGCCGAGATCGGTGCGGCGATGCTCATGGGTCATTACAAGTTGTCGGGTGAAGTGAAGGAGCACGCGAGCTACATAGCCCACTGGTTGCAACTCCTACGGAACGACAAGCGTGCCATATTCAAGGCAGCAGCGCAGGCGCAGAAGGCGGCAGACTGGGTAATCCAGGCGCATGAGGGTGAGCAGGAGAAAGAACAGGCAGCATGAAACCGGGAAGGGGTAGCCGTTAAAAGTTACCCCTTCTTTTTCTTTAGATAATTAACATAAAAAGTGTTTGCATTTATGTTATCGCAGTGTTAGTATATGAGTTATGGCAAAGTCGCCAGTTAGAGAGAGAGGATTTAAAAAATGAATGTCAAGATCAATCGTGAAAGTTACAACCCCAAGCGTTATGGCTCACCCTGGGGTGCCGTAGTTACCGTAGATAATAGTAATAAATTGCGTTACGACTTTAACGCAGGATCATGGATTGGGGATGCAAGCGAAGGTGGTTATATCATCCTAACTGCCAAACCCGGCGATGTTGTTGGTTGGGGTCAAAAGGACAATCGAGGCAACGGCACGGACAGTAGTCTTGCAATTGTTAACGAAAACGGAGAATTGAGTTTAGACGAAGACGGTGACATTGTTACATGCACAAAACTACAGGCATTCGAGCATATCGTAGAACGCAAAAACACGCCGAAAATGGAGGTTGATGCGTATAAAACACTGGCTGCAAAACTCGGTATTACCGACGATGCCGTAATTGCGGATATGCGACGTAAGTTCAAAATTACCGCGAGGATTTAAAAATGATCGACAGAAACGAACTTGCGAAGAAGTGGATTGAACGGCTGGCGGTAGAGGTCGATAAAGATTCGACCGACTTCGATACGAACGCTATCGATATCGCGTTTACGGATGCTGGTGATTTGTTCCTCATCCTCCCGCGCAAGAATACTGCGCTGGACAAGTTTAATCGGCAGTTTTAAGGGGGATTAGAAAAATGTCAGAAATACTAACGAACGTTGAACGCCTGCATATTGCATTGCAGGGACTAATCGATAAGGGGATTTCCATCGATTATGTCACTCCCCGCATGCTGGTCGATGCAGCGGGATTGAATACCGGGACGAGCAAGTCAGGACTGGTCGAAGCATCCCGCACTCTGAGTCACCGGAAGGCGATGGAGCGGTTCGCGAAATGAAGAACTTGAACAAATTGGTTAAACACTTGGAGGATCACGGATACCGGGATGTTGTTGTTACCTATGACGGGATGTTCGTGACAGCAAAAGTTCGGATTGTTGGTGTCGATAACTTCGCAAGAGTGCAGGTGATAGATTGGACGGGTGAACGGCTTGTTGAGGATGGGACCGTTTGCGACATGATTAAAAATTCATTCGATCGGCGGGCTGTAGATATCGTCAGCAGTGCCAAATCAGTAGAATTTTAGGGGGTGAAATGACAATTGATGAAAAGATTTGGAGTCGTTGGGTCCCTGGAGCACTTACCCTGCTAGGTCTATACGGTTGGTATGACGGTTTCATGGGCGAAGGAGGATTGATTCTGGCGTTGCCTGCATTCGCACTGTATGCGTTCTTTCAAGGTGTTGAGATTGGGAAAGCGGAAGGACATGCGGAGGGTTACCAGATTGGTTGTAAGAGGAGAGAAGCGGGTAATGGTTAGAGAAATTGAATTGACCAAGGGTATGGTTACTATTGTTGACGATGACATGTTCGACATGTTGAACTGCCTGAAATGGTATTACCATCTTGATCCAAAGAGACCACAATCGGCGGGGTATGCCGTTCGGGGTGTTAGTAAATCGGAACGCGAGAGTGGTTTACCGCATACGATGAGCATGCAAAAGGTTATTGCCAGAATACTAGACTGGGAGTTCTTTGAAGAAGTAGACCACCTTGATGGGAACGGGTTGAATAATACGCGGGCAAATCTGAAGAAAGAGTCTCTTTGGGGTAACTCTGTCAATCGTCAGACGCAAATCAACAATACCTCGGGGTATCCTGGGGTTAGTTTTGATAAACAGACGCGTAAATGGCGTGTTCAAATGCGACACAAGGGGAGTCGGAAGAGTTTAGGTCGTTACAGCGATATTCGGCATGCTGTATGGCGTTATAACCGTGCCTCCTTGGTTCGTGGGAGACCGATCAGGGCAATGGGTCGCTTAACAGACGAAGACTTAGAAACGGGCAGATTATAACGCCTGCCCGCTCTTATCACTATCTAGAATGCAAATACACAAACTCAACAAGGTCTAGACCGTAATCAACACGGTCTAGTGCCTGTTTCATTTCCTTTAGATAATTATAGTGGTTGTAAACCTGCTGGCCCACCGACAACTTTGAATTTGAGTGTCGTGTAATCATATCTGCGGTTTCGATGGCACAACCACTATTCGCGAGCATCGTCCTCAGTGTGTGGCGGTGACTGTGCATGTCAAGCAACTTCCCTTCAGGTTTGGGACCTAACACCTTCACCTGAAAACGCTGATACTCTTTTGAAAAACGGCTGTATCCAACAGTCGTCATTTCCTCGTTAAACAACGGACCATCGGGTTGTTTCTTAACCCATTCCAAAAAGTTAACCTCAATCAACTTATCTGCAACAGGCACATATCCCTGGCTTTGCGCCGTCTTTAAATTGCGATGCACCCAAAATACGGGGATGCCTTCAATCGTCTGAACGTCAGATTTGTGCAAACCCAATATCTCCCGTTGGCGCATACCTGTAAAAGCAGCAATTATTGTTGCCCACTTCAAACGAGGATGATCAGCGGTTGCCAGTAATAATTTACATACCTGCTCCTTGGTATACGGTATGCGCTCGTTCGTAACTCGTGCCTTCTTGCCTGTTTTTAAACCCCTCACAAGTGGATCAGTCGGCATTATCTGCTCGTCATCTACCCATTTGAGGAAGTTCTTAACAACCACGACATACTTCTGAATGCTGTTTGGTGTCAATGTGCGTTCGTGCTTCATTTTCAGCAGTTCAGCAAGTGTTTTGTCGGGGTAGGTCTTGTGCCTGTTCGGTGGGAGTGATGCCAAACGAGCCGCGTATGCCTTCATGGACTCCCGTGTTAACTCCTGAAGCTCTGTAAGCCCGTGTAAGGCGCAAATGTCTGAAAACAAACCCAGTATATGCCCAAACTCCTTCAGCGTGCTCTTAGCGACCTCAGACTCTCTATCGGTCAGGTATGCCGATATGGTTGCGTTGATGTTGCCACCTTGGTTGCTGGCTGGCGCGGGAACGTTGAAAATGGCTTCAGGCATCGTTGCTTCCAGACCCCATTGGTTTTCAAGCTGTAATCGCCACGCACGGGCAATTCTTAAGGCTTGGGTGCGATCCCGAGTGCCGGTTGATTTACGAATAAGCTTCCCAGAATGCGGGATGCGGGATTGAAACTGCCAAATACCCAGGTGGTTCCTGGTCAGGTAGGACGGAGCAGCCATGTATCAGACCCTCGTAGTCATCGAGTGCCTGAATTCATAATTATGGAGGGTGTTTTGCCCTAAAAGTCAGCGAGTTAGGGTCAAAACAGGAAGGGAAATGGTGGGTCGTGCAGGATTCGAACCTGCGACCAATTGATTAAAAGTCAACTGCTCTACCGACTGAGCTAACGACCCGCAGTGTCAATGTTTCAGCGGCGTTGCGCCGCGAAGACCGCGCATTATACAGGTTCAAACCGATCTCTCAAGCCGATCGCGGCGCGGATCAGACGCGGTAGCGCGTGGGGTCGGTGACGCCGGCGACGCGAAAGCCTTCGGCGCGCAGCCGGCAGGAATCGCAGACACCGCAGGCGACACCCTGCGCGTCGGCCTGGTAGCAGGAGACGGTCAGGCCGTAGTCGACGCCGAGGTCGGTGCCAGCGCGGATGATCTCGGCCTTGCTCATCTGGATCAGCGGCGCATGCACACGCATGCGCTGGCCTTCGACGCCGGCCTTGGTCGCCAGGTTGGCGAGTTGCTCGAAGGCTTCGATGAACGCCGGCCGGCAGTCGGGATAGCCGGAGTAGTCGACCGCGTTGACGCCGACGAACAGGTCGGCGGCGCCGAGCACTTCGGCCCAGCCGAGCGCGAGGGCGAGGAACACGGTGTTGCGCGCCGGGACATAGGTCACCGGGATGCCCTCGCCGGCCGTTTCGGGCACGGCGAACGCGCTGTCGGTCAGCGCCGAGCCGCCGATGGCGTCCAACGACAGCGGCAGGACCTTGTGCCCGCGCACGCCGGCGGCTTCGGCGACGCGGCGCGCGGCGGCGAGTTCGGCGCGATGGCGCTGGCCGTAGTCGAGACTCAACGCGTAGCAGTCGAAGCCCTGGCGCTGCGCCATCGCCAGCACCGTGGCGGAATCGAGGCCGCCGGACAGCAGGACGACGGCAACCGGCTTTGTCTGCGTGGTCTCGTTCAT